AGATGTGTATAAGAGACAGACTGAAGTATGACAAGGCAGAGCAAGCTGCAATATGGTATGCACAAAAAGATAAGTTAACAAGAAAGTTTATAAAGAAACCTGTACTTATGATTCCATACAACTCAACAACATTCGGCATAGCAAACTACATAGAAAGATACTTTGTAAATGAAGATGTTTTTATCGCAAAAAATTTTAAGAATAATTTTTATCTAGCAACCATGATTGAACAGGCAGTTAAGTATGTAACCCCAGAAAGCTATGAAGTATTGAAGTACTTGCAGACTACAGCTTTATGTTTCAATAAAGAAAACAAACCTATCTCTTGGCATACACCATCAGGCTTTCTTGTACAGCAGAACTACTACAAGAATGATGTTAAAAGAGTGAAGACTAAACTAAGTAACTCAAGTGTCAGGCTTAATCTAGCTGAACCAGATACAACTAAGGTAGATAAACGCAGACAGTCACAGGGTTTTCCTAGTAATTACATACATAGTCTTGATGCTGCACATTGTCACATGAGTTTAGTAGAAGCAAGCAAGCATGGACTAAAAAACTTTTGTGTCATACATGATTGCTATGGCAGTCCAGCTAGTGAGCTTCAAAGGTTTATCGAATGTGTAAAGCAAAGTTTCTTTAACATTTATAGTGACAACAATCTAGATAATCTATACCACCAAACAACACAACAACTAAGTGATACTAGCAAGTTACCAGCAGCACTAGATATGGGAGACTATGACATTACAGATGTGTTGACAGCACCATATATATTTACATAGCAAGAGATCAAGGTATAGTTAGGGAACGTCTTTTATAGACGCATTAAAACGGAAACCAAACCAAGAGAACAAACATGGAAGATCTCAAGCCAGAGACTATTAAGATAGTCACACCCAATCCTACAAACTTTAGGTATTCATATCTTGTAACCCCTGACGAGTACAAGGGTATCAAGAAATATAAAGCAGAATGTCTTATCAAGAAAGGCATTATGATGAAAGATGAAATGGGTAGAGAAGTTGATGCAGTAGAACATATCTACTCACAGCTAGAAGAACTACTTGATAGATGGAAGGCTGCACTTAAAGAACATTATCCAGATAGAAAGTTTACTCTTACTAAGAATAAGTTTGGAGAACCATCTCTACCTTATTACTTAGAAGATGAATACTTAGTCATCAAGACCAGCAAGAAAGCTGGTGGAGTAAAACAGAATGGTGAAGTATGGACTAATCCACCTGTTACTTTCTGGGCTAACGAAGATCCTTTACGTCTAATGACAGACGAAGAAAAGAAGGAGTATGAAAAGATTAGCCCTATGACAGAAGGCCAGATGTCTATGAAGTGTAGTGGCTATGACGCAGGTGCTAATGGTGTCGGTATCAGATGCCAACCTTTACAAGTCATAGTAAGAAAGCACGTTGAATGGACAGGCAGCCCAGACTTTCAAGCAGAAGCACCGAGTAGTTATGAAGAGAAAAGTACTGCGTCATCAGCAGCCGACTTCTAAATACAAGAGTAAGTTTGAAGCTACGTTTGCTGACAACTTAACAAAAAAGAAAATTGTATTTACCTATGAAACAATCAGCATTGACTATGAAATTACTTGCTGCTACAAGCCTGACTTTATTCTCGACAATTTCATTGTTGAAACGAAAGGCTACTTCTCGAAAGAAGATAGACGAAAACATCTTGCGATTAAGAAGAAACGACCCGACTTAGATATAAGGTTCTGCTTTCAAAATAGTAGAACCAAACTATCCAAAGCCAAGAACTCTATCTCGTATGCCGATTGGTGTACGAGACATGGGTTTCAATACTGCGACAAATTTATTCCTGATGATTGGTATGAAGAGCCAATACAAAAACAAAATAGTTTGCCCTGAGTGCGGTAAAAAAAACTGTGCAGTCTTTGATGATGGACACCACCATTGTTTCACTATGGACTGTGGCTACACCTACTACCCAAACAAAAAAGAAAAGAAAGTGACCACTAAGATTATTCCTATATATAAACCAAACCCAAAGTTGTTAAAGGTAACACCGATAGCTTTACCTAAACGTGGGATCACTAAGGAAACAGCAGAACTATTTGGTTATGGTATGTCTGAGATGAGAGGACAGCCAGTACAGGTAGCTACATATAAAGATCAGAAAGGTAATGATGTTGCACAACACATACGCTTTCAAGATAAGAAGTTTATATGGATAGGAGATATGTCAAAGGTACAGCTATGGGGTCAGCATCTATGGCGACAGCATGGAGGTAATGGTTCTGTCTTCTTGACTGTATGTGAAGGAGAGATAGATTGCATGAGTGCTAGTCAGATACAGGGTAATAAGTTTCCTTGTGTATCTATACCATCAGGGGTGCAATCAGCAGCCAAGTACCTAGCAGCTAACTACAAATGGCTTGATAGTTTTTGTCGTATCGTTATCTGCTTTGATAATGATGAAGCTGGTAACAAAGCAGCAGAGAAATGTATGGAGGTTTTGCCAAGAGGTAAAGCAGCTATAGCAAGACTAGATCGTAATGATATAAACGATCATCTTGTATTAGGAGAAGGAGAGCTAGTCAAAGATAGGTTATGGAAAGCTAGACCAGTAAGACCTGACTCTCTCATCAATGCAGCAGACGCTTGGGATTTGTTTACCAAAGAAACAAGTAAACCTGTATCAGACTTTCCATACCCAAAGCTAAACGAATACACAAGAGGTTTGTTTCCTAGTCAGATATTCACAGTAGCTTCCGCAAGTGGTGCAGGTAAGTCAACAATATGCAGGGAACTATGCCACCATTTTCTAAAAAGAAAAATTAAAGTTGGATATATTGGGTTAGAAGAATCAGTACAAAGAACTCTTCAAGGTCTTGTAGGTATTGACTTGAATATTCCTTTGCACTTAAATGAAGATGGCATAACTAAAGATGATCTGCGGATTGCGTTTGATAACCTTACATCAACACGCAATCTTTTTTTATACAACCACTTCGGTAGTCTTGAGCCTGATGTATTACTAGAACAGATAAGATACTTAGCTACTGTTGATGGAGTGAAGGTAGTCATACTAGATCACATAAGCATAGTCTTGTCTGGTCTTGAACTAGATAATGAACGCAAAGCAATAGATATAATAATGACCAAGCTTAGAAGTTTAAGTGAAGCAACTGGTATAGCTATTGTATTGGTCAGCCATTTACGCAGACCACAAGGACAATCACATGAGTCGGGCAGAGAGGTAGATACATCAGACTTGAGAGGTAGCCATAGTCTTCTACAACTATCTGATGTTGTACTGTCTGCATCAAGAAACCAGACAGGAGATGCTAGTGAGAGACAGCGATTACAGCTAAAGGTATTGAAGTCTAGACATACTGGTATGACAGGAGAAGTAGATAAATTATTGTACGACCAGAAGACAGGTCGGCTTGTTGTATATGAGGATTTTATTTAGCTATGACTTTACTTATTGATGCTGATTGGTTGATCTACAATTCATGCTGTGCCTGTGAACAAGACACAAGATGGAATGATTGGGAGCATACTCTTTACTCTGATGAAAGAGACATACTTAATTTGATAGAGAATAGACTAGATGTTTATAGAAGTATTGCTGACAGCAAGCATGACATAGTTATGTGCTTTACTTCTTACCCTACATTCAGACATGAGATATTCCCTGAGTACAAGATCAACAGGATAGGTAAACGTAAACCACTAGCACTCAAGAGTGTTATCAAAGAAGTAAAAGAAAGATATGAAACTGTTGCTTATGAGAACCTAGAAGGAGATGACGTACTTGGTTTGCTTGCTACTAATGGCAGATACAAAGACCCGATAATAGTTTCAGTAGATAAAGATATGAGAACACTACCCTGCAAACTAATAGCTGATGATTCGATAGAACATATTACAAACAAGAAAGCAACAAGGCATTGGTTTGAAATGTCGTTAGCTGGTGATGCTGGTGATGGGATACTAGGTATCAAAGGTATGGGTATGGTTACTGCTTCAAAGACACTAGCTAATACACCTGATACCAAAGAAGCACTATGGTCTAAGGTACAGGAGACATATACTAAGAAAGGTTACACGATTGCTGATGCCATCTTGAACGCAAGGCTTACAAGAATATTGAGAGAAGGAGATTATGATTACAATACAGGTGAAGTAAAACTTTGGAATCCATAAAAGAAAGCACCAACAACGCAGTAGCATGGGTTGTTAGTGCTTCTTTGTATATAAGCAACTGACGCTCCGTCAGAGCAGTAACCGATTTAACGGTTTGAATAATGGGTCTGGTTACTTAGTAAGCAAAGGATCATCTTCGGTCAGAGGTTGAACTAACGCCAACTTGCCTACAGCTTCCTTTACTTAAAAACAATATAGCACAAGTTTCCATAAAGAAAACCCCTAGATAGAACCACTTACCTAGAGGTTTTCTTAGCGTTGCAACAAGGTAACCACTCCTTGCTATCCTTACACTAACATATAATATAGAAATAGCTCTTTAATTTTTGTGTCTTTACCTGTAATTACTGACGAACTTATACAAGCTTTAGATGCTGTGTTTCCTAACAGATGCCCAGACCTATCGCTATCAGATCGAGAAGTGTGGTATCGTGCAGGGCAGAGGTCTGTTGTTGATTATCTAATTGAACAGCAACTAAGACAAAAAGAAACTATGTTAACTAACAGAGTATTGGAGAACTAGCTATGTGTCTTGGTGGCGGTGGTCAAATGAGACAACAACCTCAACGTGAATATCAGAATAGACCTGTAACTATATCTGGTACACAGACAGGAGTTGATGACCCTATAGATACAGCGAAAGCAACAGAGACTTTAAAGATAAAGAGACAGAAAGAAGAAGGAACTTATGTAGATCCTAACCTTACAACTGCTGATAAATTACAGCAAACTGGCGGAGGTAAATATACAATGAAAAAAGATAGTACTGGTAGGATTAGGAAAATGAAAACAAGTACCTATCGCAAGAGCCTTAGAAGTAAGGCTAGATCATCTAAGAAGTAATCTACTATGTGTTTCAGAAGTCCAACACCACCACCTTTACCAGATCCAGAACCAGTTGATTCTGCTATAGAACCTACTGCAAGAAAGGTTGCTATTAGTGATGATAGAACTATGGGTCAACCTAAAAAGAAAAAGACAGGTCAAAAAGTTACAGGTGGAAGAATGGCTAGGGCTATAGCACCAAGACGATTAGGTACTAGGTCTTTACAAATACCTCTGCTTGCTAATAGCACTAATGCAGGTAATTTAAACTATTCATAAAATGGAATACTCCACACAAGGAACGACAGCAGCAGGTAGATACGAAGCACTTGTTAGTAGCAGGTCTGTTTACGATAGAGAAGCAAAGGAATCTTCTAAACTAACCATACCTAGTCTGATACCAGAACAGACATCAGGTACTAGAGCTAGGATCAAGACACCCTTTCAAGCAACAGGTAGTCGTGGAGTTAATTCTTTATCAAATAAATTATTAATGACTTTGCTACCACCAAGCACAGCATTTTTTAAATTAGAAATAGATGACCTTGAAATAAGAAAGCAAGGACAAGAAGCACTACAGAGTGAGATAGATAAAGGACTACGCACAATAGAAAATGCTTTGATGAATCAGATAGAAATATCTAACGATAGAGTTGCTATGTTTGAAGCACTCAAGCATCTTGTAGTATCAGGTAACGTCTTGTTATATCTCAC